ATGGCACTGAATATTCCATTCAGAAATGCGTACTATCGTTTTGCATCCAGTTACTCATTTCTCTTTTTTATTTCCTGGTCGCTGTGGTGGTCGTTATACGCTATTTGGCTGAAAGGACATCTAGGATTAACAGGGACGGAATTAGGTACACTTTATTCGGTCAACCAGTTTACCAGCATTCTATTTATGATGTTCTACGGCATCGTTCAGGATAAACTCGGTCTGAAGAAACCGCTCATCTGGTGTATGAGTTTCATTCTGGTCTTGACCGGACCGTTTATGATTTACGTTTATGAACCGTTACTGCAAAGCAATTTTTCTGTAGGTCTAATTCTGGGGGCGCTCTTTTTTGGCCTGGGGTATCTGGCGGGATGCGGTTTGCTTGACAGCTTCACCGAAAAAATGGCGCGAAATTTTCATTTCGAATATGGAACAGCGCGCGCCTGGGGATCTTTTGGCTATGCTATTGGCGCGTTCTTTGCCGGTATATTTTTTAGTATCAGTCCCCATATCAACTTCTGGTTGGTCTCGCTATTTGGCGCTGTATTTATGATGATCAACATGCGTTTTAAAGATAAGGATCACCAGTGCATAGCGGCGGATGCGGGAGGGGTAAAAAAAGAGGATTTTATCGCAGTTTTCAAGGATCGAAACTTCTGGGTTTTTGTCATATTTATTGTGGGGACGTGGTCTTTCTATAACATTTTTGATCAACAACTCTTTCCTGTCTTTTATGCAGGTTTATTCGAATCACACGATGTAGGAACGCGCCTGTATGGTTATCTCAACTCATTCCAGGTGGTACTCGAAGCGCTGTGCATGGCGATTATTCCTTTCTTTGTGAATCGGGTAGGGCCAAAAAATGCATTACTTATCGGTGTTGTGATTATGGCGTTGCGTATCCTTTCCTGCGCGCTGTTCGTTAACCCCTGGATTATTTCATTAGTGAAGCTGTTACATGCCATTGAGGTTCCACTTTGTGTCATATCCGTCTTCAAATACAGCGTGGCAAACTTTGATAAGCGCCTGTCGTCGACGATCTTTCTGATTGGTTTTCAAATTGCCAGTTCGCTTGGGATTGTGCTGCTTTCAACGCCGACTGGGATACTCTTTGACCACGCAGGCTACCAGACAGTTTTCTTCGCAATTTCGGGTATTGTCTGCCTGATGTTGCTATTTGGCATTTTCTTCTTGAGTAAAAAACGCGAGCAAATAGTTATGGAAACGCCTGTACCTTCAGCAATATAGACGTAAACTTTTTCCGGTTGTTGTCGATATCTCCATATCCCTCAACCGGAAAATAGTAATACAAAAATGCTTAGCCCAACTAATAATCACCTAATCCAAACGCCTCATTCATGTTCTGGTACAGTCGCTCAAATGTACTCCGGATACGCGGTTCGCTGATTTCCAGGACATTGTCGTCATTCAGCGACCTGTCCCGAGTATCACGGGCCTGCGAATTCATCAAGGAATGCATTGCAGAGTGAAGTATCGAGTCACGCCATATTTCGCTATCAGGATTCTGTATGATGGTTACATCGCCCGGCCCAGGGCTGTTTAGTCATCAGCGCTTTCTGACAGTGCTGAGATTTCAACCTGTTGCAGTAAAAATGAGTAGATATAGGGCAAGTGTGCTGCCAAACCCATCTTTTACGGGGTGAAGGTAGATTTGGTTTGAAGGGTATCTGGTGTCCCCTGCAGACATCTACTTGACGCGGCAGGGGATTGATTGGAATGATGTTTTTTAGATGTGAGAAATATTTTACCCGCTATTTTACCCATTGGCGCGGCTTAAGAGCTTATTTTTGAATTCACAATGGTCACGATATAACCATCTTGCTCGACCGTGGATAACTTTGGCTTTTGGCAGGTCGCCGGACTTAATCCGGTCGTAGATGAAGGTTTTACCAAAGCCAGTATCGGCCATGATGAATTTCAAATCAACCAGTGAATCAGGCTGTAGTTCGTGTTGCATGAGTGCTATCTCCGAATATGGAATCGAACCTGCAAATCAGGCAATAAAAAGCCGCATTGATGCAGCAATGGTAGGTCTGGATATCTTGAGAAATGAACAGGCCTCATCGAGTGTGAGGCTGTGGTTAGTCCTTGCGTAGCTCGCTGATTCTTCTGTAAGTCTCTGGTGCTTTGTTTCCGTGTATCTTCATTTCAGACTTCAACAGAGCAACGAGAGAATCCCATTCGTTGAGGATGCCTTTGAATGCCGGAACGCGCTTTGCAACCTTGTCGAATGAATCTCTGATTTCTGGAATCTGCTCAACAAGTGCAACGCATCGCCGGAAATCGGCTGCGTCATGTGGAGCACCGAAGCTATGACCATAGATATTCTTTTTCAGTCCACATGCGATTGAGGCAAGAGTTGCGCTACTGATGCCGACATCGCCAGTCGATTGCCATTTCAAAACCTTCATAGCCAAATCTGACATTTCTTGTCTCCAATAAAAAACCGCCATCAGGCGGCATGGTGTTCTTTCAGTTCTTCAATTCGAATATTGGTTACGTCTGCATGCGCTATCTGCGCCCATATCATCCAGTGGTTATAGCAGTCGTTGATGTTCTCTGCTTCGATAACCCTGTTGAATGGCTCTCCATTCCATTCACCTGTGACTCGAAAGTGCATTTATCATCTCCATAAAACAAAACTCGCCGTAGCGAGTTCAGATAAAAGAAATCCCCGCGAGTTCGAGGATTGTTATTCACCTTTGACGGCAAGTTGCAGGTTAGCCACGGTTAACCTCCTGCGGCGGTTCTGGTAGCGGCGTCCAGAACAAGGCGTTCCCTAACCACGATAAAGTGCCGTCGCTCAACTCCACGTATTCCCCTTGCACCTGGCCTGCCATATACTCACCGTGCTTTGAATAAATTAAAATCCAATCATCTTGAGCGGGCATTCGCTCACTACAGCTTATCCAAGCATCCGGAGTTACCGGAGAATTGCCACCCTGAACAGTAGGCATATCCGGACCTTTGCGAATCGCCCTGGCAAGATCGATTGGGTCGTCGTACAACCAGTCACCTGTTTGCGGATTATTTGCTTCTGCCATCTGTGCTGCCCACTCCAGGCCGTCTTTGTGTCCTTGCAGATAGTCCAGCGGTAACTCATCACTATTACTTACAGGTTCGGCCTGAAGCATGGCGGCGCGATAGGCGTTCCAGCCGACAGCTTTTCCGTGTTCAAACGCGCTGTCAAAGTCATCATCAATTTCCATCGCAGCGGGCACAGATACCGGCGCTGGCGGGGCGGTGTAAAGCGGCGTTACTTCTCGCAGCTGGGCGGCATAAGCATTGCCACTATCGAAGCTGACGTAGTTTTTTGCGCCGCCGCCTGACAGCAGCCACGCCACCGGCTCCTGCTCCATGCCAGCCGTCAGCGCTTCCAGTGCGATTTTGAAGATTTGCGCATCGAGTTGCGCTTCTTCAAAATCAGGGTAATGGGTTGTTACCGCAAGACGGCGCTCAAGCTTCTCAATCAACTGCTCTTTCGTAAATTCAGCCATATCCCTACTCCCCCTTGATGCCAGCGGCGCTAAGCTTGGTATTCACATCACCTTCAAAAATAGGCAGTACACCAATTGCAGCGGCCCAGTTTTTAGCTAACTCAGGGTCAGATGTCTCGTCGGTGTAGTCTGATGCCCGCCACCCAATCAGTCGTTTCTGACCAGGAATGTCAGAGTTTCGCTTCTCCGTTGCTTGCTCTAGAGCATTAAGAAGTGTACGTATTTCATGCTGCTGAGTAGAGATGCTTGAGTCTTTGGCCTCCAGCTCATCCAGCAGCGCCAGCACGGTAGTGGGGTTTGCTGCGGAGTTCAGCGCGTTCAAGGCAGTGATATCTGCATCAAGCTGAGTTCCTTCTGCCAGTGAGATATCGAAAATGTCATCAGGCGGCATAACACTAAGGCGCTCATGTGCGCCAACTGCTGCCGCTGCGATTTCACGCAGCGCCTGTTTGTCGATGTTGCTCATTGGACTGCCTCCTGGCGAAGTTTCTGCGCTAAATCGTCAAGCATGTTTGCGTAATTAAACTGGTTTACGTCATCAAGAGCGCAAGCCGCCATCTCCACCCCCTGAGCCCGCACTTCAGCCAGGAAAGCATCGGTGGCTGGGGTTTCAGTAACATCATCTTCCCATTCGCTAAACTCCTCACGACAAAAGTCATTAAATTCCTTCTCAGATTGCTTAAGCGAGGTATTTTCAGCAGCCATCTTCGCGCATTTAGCCTCAAGGTTATCAATCGTGATTCCAGCAGAACGACACTCCCGCAACGCCGTTTCTAGTTTTGATTCAAGTTCACCGAACTTACGCACCAGATATTCAGCGTTTGTTTCGTTAACCTTTAAATCTCGGGGGATGCATTTACCTTTCAGGAATCCATCCATCTCAATTAGTGACATTTGTTTCATTTCTTCCCACTCCGCAACATCGCATTCAGATATTTGTTGTCATTAACAGAACCGAAACTCTTTCGCTTAAGTAATTCCTCTCTCGATGGCATTGGCTTTACGCGTTGGCGAATAATCATTTCTGCCGGAAGAATGCTGGGATTGTATGCAAGTCCTCTCATGGTAAATTACTCTTTGTTAATTTATTTGTATGCCTGCTCTTTCTTCATCGAGTTTTTTTAGCTTGTATCGCATAGCTCTTACTGAATAAATTGAGCGGCAGGTTGCAATTGCTATTTCTTCTGCGGAGAACTTACCGAAAAGTGATACTTCGGCTCTTGTCCAGCGTCTTCCACGAAGTCGGCTAACAATGTCAGCTCCAATCCTTGTTGCTTTCGCCATTACTGCTTTTTCAGTCCTTTCCAGTTTTTCAGCGATAACTTCAACTGGCATTGTCGCCGCCACTTCGCGCAAGAAATCGACTTCCCATTTCTCCCATGGAGTCTTTTTCATAGGCGATACCGTTATTTGATAAGAAGTGAAGGTTTCCCAACTTTGAGTTGAGCGCCGGGGATATTTATTCCTGCTTTTAGTTGGTGTTTGATTGCCAGTTTGTCGGCTTTAATTGTCGTTTCAAACTCAACGTATTCAGGAGGAAGGGCGCTTGAGTCGATGATTTCTACAGTTTCTGACGGTTTGCGGATTGTTACCTGGTGAATACCTGCTCGAATATTTTTCTTGCCAACCATTTCAAGCGATGACGCTATATATGATTTGATGCTGTCAATCTTATTTTGAATTACTGCGGCTCGCTCATTCAGTGACTTTGCCTCTTCCTTGAGGCGTTCAGCATAACCAGATTCATTTTTAATGACGGAAAGAAGTTGCTCTATTTTATCGGTAAATTCTCCTTCCATGCCTTCTATTGTGTCAGCAATCATCTCTGGTTCTAAATCTGAATCCATCAATTTTGCGTATTCATTGGCAATTTCATACAGTTTGCTCACTGGCAACCTCCAGTTTCGCTTTGCATTCTATGTAAATGGCTTGTACGTTCTGCTGCAATTTCATTCCAGATGTCAGGCGATATGCTTCTGCAAAATACCGCTTCAAATCATCCATGTTTTCTGCCTGAGCCATTTCATCACAAAGAAGTTGTGCTTTTTCCATAATTTCCTGCTGGCGTTTCCGTTCATCTTCGCGGATATCTTCCTCTGATTTGTGCGGCATAACTGGTTCCTGATGCATACCTTCATCTTCGTTAAGCAGGTGAATGGCATTATCCAGTCGCTGGGCTTTAGGCCAGTATTTGCTGGCGCGTTTAACTATTGTTTTACGCGCCATCTCTTCCCAGAATGTCTTCCACGGTCCATTCTTTGCCTTGCTCGTTGCTTCCACAGCTTTAATTTCTGCCAGACTCATTTCTTCAGTGAGGTAGTCACCATCTGCTGTTTTAACCGTACAATAACCACCAACAATAGAGCCTCGCTCACCAAATGCGTTGTATTTGTGGGTTGGTGCTGAATCAAGGCCGTTTGATTCATAGGTGTCGTTTGAGTACACCAGTTTGCATTGCCCCCACTTAATTGATCCTGTCGACTGTGCAAGGTGAAGTAATCCCATGTAACTGATATCAAGGCACACCATGCCGTCGCGAGGAACCAGATAAGCCAGTTTGCTGGCCGGGTTTAAGGTGATGCCGATCGCCGCAACGTTGATGATAGCGTTCTGTGCGCTGGTCGGATTTGCCAGTGCCGTTTTAGCCAGGTAATCATTTTTCTGGAAATACTGAATTGCAAACTGGCTTTCCTTAGCCCATGTCACCGTCTGTTCAGTCAATGCTCCGCAGAATAACTGCTCCTGCTGTTTAACGAATTCAACGATATTGCTCATGCTGCTTCTCCATAAATGTGTCTGCGTTTGAATATTGCGAAGGCATATTCAGCCTTAACTCTTTCGGTTATTGCATCCCAGAACCATTCAGCGGCTTTTTTCTGATAGTTACAGTCATCATCTTCCAGCCAGTCGATAGCGTCCTTAGTGTGTTCATCTGGTTTATATGAGCGAAGCATTTCGCTTATTGGGTCGCAACGTTTGCAGAGGCGATCAACTTCACTGTTGATTCGTTCGTAATCTTCATCAGTAAAACTTGCGATTATTTGCGATATTTCACGCTTATCATTCAGAGTCAGAATCATCATCTTTCTCCTGTTCTTTGTGCTGATTGAGCATTTTGTTCATCTGACGAATGAATTCTTCGTCTGACCAGTTATCTGTAAAACTCATTTCCTGCGATACCACGGAAGGTTGATAGCTGATTTCATCTCTTTATTTGCTTCAAGCCACATTTTGGAATCACCAATAAATCTGGCTATTACTGCTTTGTTTTGTGCCGCACGAAGCATCTGGTGATTGATGGCTATTTCATTGCGCATAACGCCTCCAGTTGTTTCTTTGCTGCTCTGATTAATTGTTTAACTCGGCGTGATAATTCAGATTCGTGCGGGTAGAAAGCGGACATGACGCCGCTACCCGCGAGCTGAAAGTGCATCATGGGTAACTCCTTATATTTGATTGCATAACGAAAACGCCTCGAATGAAGCGTTATTGGTATGCATATAAAAAGGCCCTCACACTGGAGGGCAAAGAAGATTTCCAATAATCAGAACAAGTCGGCTCCTGTTTAGTTACGAGCGACATTGCTCACATAGCAGACTCGTGAATCTGCTATAGGTGCTTATTCGCTTGGTGGTTCAGGTAATTTCACGTACTCAACACCCCACATATTTTCTACCCAGGAAAGCCACTCCCATGAATTCAGTCTTTGTGACCACATTCGCCATCTCCCATTCAATTGGGTAATCTCCGTCTCGTCTCCCGGCCTGACGAATGTGCAATTAGACTTCGTTATTCTTACCTTCATCACTCCTCCCCAAGAGCCTTGCTGATGGCTGCAAGACCTTTATTAACAGCTCCATACCATTCTGGATATGTTGTCGTTGTTCTATTTTTGGTTTGCTTAAGTAATAACTGAAGTGCTTCGAGAAGGTCAGGTGCTGCCGCTATTAGATTGGCATCTTCAATGCATTGAACTTCCTCACAGATTGCAATATACGAACGCCAGCCTGCGCCATTTTCAAGTGAGTCTGCCTGGATGATTTTAATCTCATCGCCATCCATCATTATTTCCCACTTACCTTCAGTACCTTTAAATTCCATGTTAGCCTCTGTTGTTTATGCCAAAAATAAAGGCCTCCATCAGGCAGCCTTGTTGTAAATGTTGCAGGTATCAAGTAAGTAATTAGATGGAGCGCCATAAATTATGAATTCATCGTTTGTCGGGTCCATCTCCATCTCTTGGCCTATTGCCATTCTTGCGTCAGTGTCATCAGAGGCAAAGCATAAAACAGCCCACGCACCCATTGTTTTAAAAAGAACTGCAATTGGCTGTGGTTTTACTGAATTTGCGTTAGCGCGAAAATCACAAATCGCACTTTCATGAAACTCCATATCTCACCTCAAATAAGTGGTTTGCTGCCTAATTTCATTTTCTGGCGACCAACACAAGTCACACCCATTTCACTGCGTGGCTTGCTGTACCATGTGCGCTGATTCTTGCGCTCAATACGTTGCAGGTTGCTTTCAATCTGTTCGTGGTATTCAGCCAGCACTGTAAGGTCTATCGGATTCAGTGCGCTTTCTACTCGTGATTTCGGTTTGCGATTCAGCGAGAGAATAGGGCGGTTAACTGGTTTTGCGCTTACCCCAACCAACAGGGGATTTGCTGCTTTCCATTGAGCCTGTTTCTCTGCGCGACGTTCGCGGCGGCGTGTTTGTGCATCCATCTGGATTCTCCTGTCAGTTAGCTTTGAGTAACGCGCCGTGATGCTTATCTCCACGGTTGCTGTCTTGCAGCTGCATTTCGCGCTATTCAAAGCTTTCTGCTTTGAATGCTGCCCTTCTTCAGGGCTTAATTTTTAAGAGCGTCACCTTCATGGTGGTTAGTGCGTCCTGCTGATGGCTTAAAATTACAAGAAAGATTGTATGTTGTAAACAAGAAATATTGTAAATGGAGGTGCAAAAAACAAACTCCATTGTTTTTAAACGGAAAATAGTTTGTTTTTGGGTTACTGAGATTGAGGTGGGGATTAGTGGTTGCAGGTTCCGACTACATCACCAACAAAGGATTTGGTTGATGTAAGTTGCTGCATGCCCGGGATATTCATTACTTTGGAGTAAAGAGCTTTTTTGTCTGTAGTGATTGACCAAGTTTCAACGGTTATTCCGCCACCAGACTGGTATTCTCCTACCATAGTGTTCGATGACAAAGCCGTGTATTTCATCTCTGGATAGACGCCAGTGATTGATTCATAAACCGATGATTTATCACCATTAATTGTTATGTGGAAAACGGAATCTTCCGTGCTGTCTTTTGTAAAGTCGTAACGATCGCCATTCATTGCCCCGTACCCGTGCAGGTTTGTGACAATCCAGCATTCAGAATTGGCGCTGGTAGTTAATAGTATTGAGAGTAGCGCCGCAATCCTGATCATACGAATTTTACCCTCGCTTCCACGACAACACCGATAATCTTGCAGTTCCCGTTGATTGGAGTCATAGGCCATGAAGGATTCAGGCCTTTCAGATACTTCTGCCCGCCATCTATAACCAGTTTCTTGAATGTTGCTTCGTTCGCGTCAGTCAGTTTGGCTACAACAAGGCTTCCATTCACTGGCTCGCGTCCAGTATCCACTAACACCATATGACCTTCAGGGATGCTTTGACCTACAGGTGAGGTCATGGAATCACCTTCAACCTTCAGCCAGAATCCATCGCCTAATAAATTAACGTCACTGTCATACCATTCATCAATGTCCTTGATATCGTAGGGTTCACAAGCTTCACACCACGAACCAGCTCTAACCATGCTAATCAATGGATATTTCCCTTTGGGCTCAACATGCCCAACAAATCTAACATTCGAATCAGAGGTGCCATTGAGCAGCCAGTCAACACTTACGCCAAGAGCTGACGCAAGTTCTGGTAAAAAGCGTGGTCGCTTAGTTTTACCGTTTTCGAGCTGCTCTATAGACTGCTGGGTAGTCCCCACCTTTTGAGCAAGTTCAGCCTGGTTAAGTCCAAGCTGAATTCTTTTGCTTTTTACCCTGGAAGAAATACTCATAAGCCACCTCTGTTATTTACCTCCAATCTTCACAAGAAAAACTGTATTTGACAAACAAGATACATTGTATGAAAATACAAGAAAGTTTGTTGATGGAGGCGATATGCAAACTCTTTCTGAACGCCTCAAGAAGAGGCGAATTGCGTTAAAAATGACGCAAACCGAACTGGCAACCAAAGCCGGTGTTAAACAGCAATCAATTCAACTGATTGAAGCTGGAGTAACCAAGCGACCGCGCTTCTTGTTTGAGATTGCTATGGCGCTTAACTGTGATCCGGTTTGGTTACAGTACGGAACTAAACGCGGTAAAGCCGCTTAAGACATTCCCGCTCTTACACATCCCAGCCCTGAAAAAGGGCATTACCAGAAACAAATCTCTATGGTTTTGCGTTTCTTTGCGAAGCCAACTCTATCTAATCATTAAGGAAATTATCTATGGGTACTATTGCAACTAAAAGCAAGAAAGCGGCTCGCATCGAGTCAGCCTTGCTGAACAAACTGGCACTGATGGGGCAGAAGACATTCGCTCGAGCAATGGGGGTTCCTGAATATCAGGTAAGCCGATGGAAGAATGGTTTCTTCTCGCAGGTAAGCATGATGCTGGCTGTTCTGGAATACGGAATCGAAGACGATGAAATGGCTGAGCTGACTAAGCGGCTTGCCAATTACCTGACAAAAGAAAAAGCCCCGAAGAACGGCGAATTCTTCGAGGCCTGATGTAGAAAGACTGGATCAATCCACAGGAGTCATTATGACAAAACAACTCAGTCCTTACCAGGACAAAATTCACAAACACATACTACGTGATCGCTTCCTGTCCAGCTTCAAGCAGCCTGGTCGATTCCGGGCTGAGTTGGAAAAAGTGAAGCTGATGCAGAAGGAGAAAGGTCATGAGTAACATATCTAATCTAGCCGAAGCCAGAGAGGCCAGAAGGCTACAACAACCGCATCAAAGCAGCGGTAAGGGGTATGCCTTGCTGCACCGTAAAATTATGGATGTGCCGTTTTACAAGGACGCAGAAGCTGCGCATCTGTGGGTTCACTTAATCCTCAAAGCAAAGCATACGCCTGAGTATGTAATGACTGACGCAGGAGAAATTCTGGTAGGCAGAGGGAAGCTACTTGGCGGTAGAAACTCTCTGGCGTTTGAAACAGGACTCAAACCAGATCGCGTTCAGTACCTGCTTAGAAAGTTCAAAAAACTCGGCATGATTGACTGGGTTTCACACGGTAAATTCTCAGTTTTCTCGGTAGAGAAATATGACGATTATCAGTCAAATTTTGTACCAGCAGATTACCAGCAAATTACCACCTCAAAGCCAGCAATACCAATGCCTGCAAGCAATACTGTACCAGCAGATTACCAGCAAATTACCACCTCAAAGCCAGCAATACCAATGCCTGCAAGCAATACTGTACCAGCAGATTACCAGCAAATTACCACAGATAAAGAATATAATAATATTATCTCTAATACTGACGTATTAGAGAGTACCGCAGCAGACAAAAAGTCTGACAAGAAAAAACCTTCCGTTAGCTGTCAGGATGTTGTCGATGCTTACCACGAAATCCTTCCTGAAGCGCCAAAAATCCGCGCACTGAATGACAAGCGTAAAAACCAGATCCGAACGTTCTGGCGCAAAGCCGGAGTGATAACCCGACAGCTTGACGGGCATGGGTTCACGATGCAGGACTGGAGAAATTATTTGAGCTACGTAGGCGAAAATTGTCGATGGATGTTCGAAGAGCGTCCAAACCATCAACGCGGAACTGTCTGGCACAAAAAGGGATTTGATTTCCTGCTTAACGATAATACCTACCTGAAAGTTCGTGAGGGTGAACACGATGACCGATAATTTTTATGCGCCGCCCCATAGCATCGAGGCAGAGCAGGCGGTGATTGGTGGATTGCTTCTGGATGATGACAACAGTGAGCGCGTCCAGAAAGTTCTGGCGATGCTGAAGCCTGATTCATTTTACAGTCGACCACACAAAATCCTTTTCGAAGAAATAACCAGAATGCACCGGGAGCAAAAGCCAGTAGATGGCCTGACGCTTTTCGATGAACTGGAGCGTAAATCGTTAACGGCGTCTGTTGGCGGGTTTGCTTATATCGCTGAGATCGCAAAGAACACGCCAAGCGCAGCAAACATCGTTGCCTATGCAATGCAGGTTCGTGAAACCGCAATGGAACGCTACGCCATCAACCGCATGACTGAAGCGACGGAATTGCTCTATTCCCGCAACGGAATGACTGCAACGCAGAAGTACGAAGCTATTCAGGCGATTTTCACGCAACTGACAGATCATGCAAAAACCGGATCGCGTCGCGGCCTTCGCTCATTTGGTGAGGTCATGGAAGACTGGGTTAGCGACCTTGAGAAGCGATTTGACCCATCAGGCGAACAACGGGGAATGAGCACAGGGATCCCATCGCTGGACAGGATGCTGTCACCGAAAGGTCTGGTGAAAGGCTCTCTGTTTGTCATTGGCGCTCGCCCTAAGATGGGGAAAACGACGCTATACAGCCAGATGGCAATCAATTGCGCAGTGCATGAGAAAAAGCCCGCATTGATGTTCAGCCTTGAAATGCCAGGTGATCAGATACTGGAAAAACTGGTAGGGCAGAAGTCTGGTGTTAACCCGAATATTTTTTACCTTCCGGCGACAAATGACGCCGATGACGGCTATCAGGGTGATTACGATGGTGACTTCAACAGGGCGATCGAAACAGCCAATCGCTTGAGTGAAATCGACATGCTTTACATCGACGACACGCCGGGATTATCTCTGGCTCAAATCGTCAGCGAAAGCCGTCGAATCAAGCGAGAAAAAGGATGTGTTGGCATGATTCTGGTCGATTACCTGACACTAATGACAGCTGAGAAGGCCGATCGCAACGACCTTGCTTACGGCATGATCACCAAAGGACTGAAGAACCTTGCCAAAGAGCTTGATTGCGTTGTTGTGCTTCTGACACAGCTTAACCGCGCACTGGAAAGCCGAACCAATAAACGCCCATTACCAAGTGACTCGCGAGATACAGGGCAGATTGAACAGGATTGCGATTATTGGGTCGGGATCCATCGTGAAGGTGCTTTTGATGACAGTGTTCCACCTGGTGAAACCGAACTAATCCTTCGTCTCAATCGTCATGGCAATACCGGCACGGTGTATTGCATTCAGGCAAATGGCGCTATTTATGACACAGACCAACAGTCTGCTGAAATGCGCCGCCGTGAACGCGAGGAGCCGCAGTCCAAGAAGAAAGGAGGATTCTGATGACCATCTACATCACTGAGCTAATAACAGGCCTGCTGGTAATCGCAGGCCTTTTTATTTGGGGGAGAGTAAATCGTGGCTGAGTTAATTTTCTCTGCATTGAGGATTCTCGGTGCTATGTGGATGGTGGCGACGTTCATTGTTGTTGCCAGCAGTTTTGTCCGGTTGGTAGGCGAAGGTAAAGACCTGGTGGGTGTGCTTTTCGGTAGCATTTTCCTGTGGGTGATTATCGGTGTTATGCCTGTCGCTGTAGCAAAAATGGCGTGGCGTTTTGTGAGTTGAACTGAGGGTAAGTATCGATGGACGAATCAAGAAAGCAGTTTGAAGAATGGTTTGAAAATTACACCGGATGTGATCCTAAAAATAAAATATACGCCAATATGGTTGAGATGTATTGGCAAGCGTGGCAGGCATCGCGAGCAGCTATTGAAATAACCGCGCCAAAGTTTATCGACAGCAGAGAAGCATTAGCCAAAGGGTTTACTGTTGATTATTCCAATGGCTTCGGTGATGCAATGGATGCTTATGAGGAAAACATCCGCGCTGCTGGAGTCAAAGTGAAGGAGTAACGATGAAGCAAACAATCTTCCTCCGTGGTAAACAACAACAGCAAGCCGCAATCAACGCCATCCTCGCAACACCACTCGATAAAGAAAAGCCAGTTACCATCCGCATTACTGACTACAAGCGCAATCTTGACCAGAACGCAAAGTTTCACGCGATGCTGGCGGATATCGCTCGTCAGGTTCAATGGTGCGGCAAATGGTTAAAACCGGAACAATGGAAGGTTTTGTTGATCAGCGGTCATGCAGTGGCAACAAAACAGGAAGCTGATGTTTTGCCCGGCCTTGAAGGTGAATACGTCAACATTCGCGAAAGCAGCGCGCAGATGAGCGTGAAGCGCATGGCAAGTCTGATCGAGTACACAACAGCCTGGGCTATTGGTCAGGGTGTCAGATTTACCGACAGGAGGTACGAATGAGGCGACAGCGACGAAGTTTCACCGACATCATCTGCGAAAACTGCAAATACCTTCCAACGAAACGCTCCAGAAATAAACGCAAGCCAATCCCAAAAGAATCTGACGTAAAAACCTTCAACTACACGGCTCACCTGTGGGATATACGGTGGCTAAGACATCGTGCGAGGAAATGACAATGGATTATTCACAGTTAAGTGATTTTGAAATTAACAGAATGGTAGGAGACATAATTTTTAAAGGCCTTTGGGCATGTAAACCGGAAACATCAGGGAATAACACCAACAAATGGTATTACGGAAATGCTGATACAACTTTTGAGCCATTAAACCCTTTACCTGACTACTGCAATGATCCTAGCGCCTCATGGCCGATTATTGAGAAGTACAGGATTAGCATTATCAATCTCGATGAAGACGAGTGGGGTGCACGTGGTGTGGCCGACTGTAAATCTAAGCGAGCTATACATGAAAATTCCCTCCGCGCCGCCATGATTGTCTTTCTCATGATGCAGGACGCCAATAATGCTTAGCCCATCCCAATCCCTCCAATACCAGAAAGAAAGCGTCGAGCGGGCTTTAACGTGCGCTAACTGCGGTCAGAAGCTGCATGTGCTGGAAGTTCACGTGTGCTCCGATTGCTGCGCAGAACTGATGAGCGATCCGAATAGCTCAATGTACGAGGAAGAAGACGATGAATGAGTTAATAAATGGCAATGCCATCAAAATGACAAGCATTGAAATCGCTGAGTTGGTGGGTAACCTACGCAAAGAAGCGCGCGGCAGAGAATGCCAGGTACGTATTTACGGCGTATGCAATGGCAACCCTGAAACTACAGTTCTGGCACATTACCGGATGGCTGGAATTTGCGGAACGGGGATGAAGCCTGACGACCTGATCGGTGCATGGGCTTGTAGCGCATGTCACGATGAAATCGACCGACGCACCCATAACCTCGACAACAAAGACGCCAGACTTTACCACCTCGAAGGCGTGATCAGGACGCAGGCGATACTGCTGAAGGAGGGGAAGATTAAGCCATGAACGAATATCAGTTTGTGCTTCCATACCCGCCGTCGGTGAATACCTACTGGCGAAGACGGGGAAGCCAATACTACATCAGCGATAAAGGCCAGAAATACCGAAAAGACGTTCAGCAAATCATCCGCCAACTTAAGTTAGACATTTTCACCAAATCACGACTCCGCATCAAAGTCATCGCAGACGTTCCAGACTCCCGCCGCCGCGACCTCGATAACATCCTGAAAGGTTTACTCGACTCCCTTATCCACGCCGGATTTGCGGAAGACGACGAGCAATTCGATGACATTCGCGTAATTCGTGGTGTGAAAGTACCAGGCGGACGGCTTGGAATAAAAATCACCGAACTGGAGAACGTATGAACGCCACAATTCAAACGATACCAGAGCTTCTTATCCAGACACGAGGCAATCAGACCGAAGTGGCGAGGATGCTTTCCTGCGCAAGAGGAACAGTGCTCAAGTACAACCGAGACAGCAAAGGCGAGCGTCACGTAATAGTTAACGGCGTCCTGATGGTCAAACAGGGCAAGAGGGGAAGACCATGAGACTCGAAAGCGTAGCTAAATTTCACTCGCCAAAAAGCCCGATGATGAGCGACTCACCACGGGCCACGGCTTCTGACTCTCTTTCCGGTACTGATGTGATGGCTGCTATGGGGATGGCGCAATCACAAGCCGGATTCGGAATGGCTGCATTCTGTGGTAAGCACGAACTCAGCCAGAACGACAAACAAAAGGCTATCAACTATCTGATGCAATTTGCACACAAGGTATCGGGGAAATACCGTGGCGTGGCAAAGCTTGAAGGAAATACTAAGGCAAAGGTACTGCAAGTGCTCGCAACATTCGCTTATGCGGATTATTGCCGTAGTGCCGCGACGCCGGGCGCAAGATGCAGAGATTGCCACGGTACAGGCCGTGCGGTTGATATATCAAAAACAGAGCTGTGGGGGAGAGTTGTTGAGAAAGAATGCGGAAGATGCAAAGGTGTCGGCTATTCAAGAATGCCAGCAAGCGCCGCATATCGCGCTGTAACGATGCTAATCCCAAACCTTACTCAACCCACCTGGTCACGCACTGTTAAGCCGCTGTATGACGCTCTGGTGGTGCAATGCCACAAGGAAGAGTCAATCGCAGACAACATTTTGAATGCGGTCACACGTTAGCAGCATGATTGCCACGGATGGCAACATATTAACGGCATGATATTGACTTATTGAATAAAATTGGGTAAATTTGACTCAACGATGGATAAATGCACTCGTTAAATAAAGCCCTGAGTTAATAGCTCGGGGCTTTTTGCGTTTTAAGCACGGACTTTCTGAAAGCACATCAAACCAAATACCAGACAGACCAAAATAATCACCTTATCCGCTGTGGCTACGGTGCGGTGTGCTTTGCATAAAACAAAACCAGCTCAATGGCTGGCTTCGTGAAATCGGGTGGCAGGAGGTTGCGCTAACAACCTCATGCCGTTTTGCCCGTGCATATCGGTCACGAACAAATCTGATTACTAAACACAGTAGCCTGGATTTGTTCTATCAGTAATCGACCTTATTCCTAATTAAATAGAGCAAATCCCCTTATTGGGGGTAAGACATGAAGATGCCAGAAAAACATGACCTGTTAGCCGCCATTCTCGCGGCAAAGGAACAAGGCATCGGGGCAATCCTTGCGTTTGCAATGGCGTACCTTCGCGGCAGATATAATGGCGGTGCGTTTACAAAAACAGTAATCGACGCAACGATGTGCGCCATTATCGCCTGGTTCATTCGTGACCTTCTCGACTTCGCCGGACTAAGTAGCAATCTCGCTTATATAACGAGCGTGTTCATCGGCTACATCGGTACTGACTCGATTGGTTCGCTTATCAAACGCTTCGCTGCTAAAAAAGCCGGAGTAGAAGATGGTGGAAATCAATAATCAACGTAAGGCGTTCCTCGATATGCTGGCGTGGTCAGAGGGAACTGATAACGGACGACAGAAAACCAGAAATCATGGTTATGACGTCATTGTAGGCGGAGAGCTATTCACTGATTACTCAGATCACCCTCGCAAACTTGTCACGCTAAACCCAAAACTCAAATCAACAGCAGCCGGGCGCTATCAGCTTCTTTCCCGTTGGTGGGATGCCTATCGTAAGCAGCTTGGCCTGAAAGACTTCTCTCCGAAAAGCCAGGACGCTGTGGCACTGCAACAGATTAAAGAGCGTGGCGCTTTACCGATGATTGATCGCGGTGATATTCGTCAGGCTATCGACCGTTGCAGTAATATCTGGGCTTCACTGCCGGGCGCTGGTTATGGTCAGTTCGAGCATAAGGCTGACAGCCTGATTGCAAAATTCAAAGAAGCAGGCGGAACGGTCAGAGAGATTGAGGTATGAGCAGAGTAACCGCGATTATCTCCGCTCTGGTTATCTGCATCATCGTCTGCCTGTCATGGGCTGTTAATCATTACCGTGATAACGCCATCGCCTACAAAGAGCAGCGCGATAAAGCCACGTACATCATCGCTGACATGCAGAAGCGTCAACGTGATGTAGCAGAACTCGACGCCAGATACACAAAGGAGCTTGCTGATGCTAACGCGACTATCGAAAGTCTCCGTGCTGATGTTTCTGCTGGTCGTAAGCGCCTGCAAGTCGCCGCCACCTGTGCAAAGTCAACGACCGGAGCCAGCAGCATGGGCGATGGAGAAAGCCCAAGACTTACAGCAGATGCTGAACTCAATTATTACCGTCTCCGAAGTGGAATCGACAGGATAACCGCGCAGGTTAACTACCTGCAGGAGTACATCATGACGCAATGCCTTCGATGATAGCGATAATTTTACTCATCATCCTTCACATCTGGCTCTGTAGACAGGGTGGTGATCACTTCTGGAGTGAATCCAGATTAAACATCTCATTGCTGATGCTTGATATTGAGCATCTTGCGCGCGGTAAGGGGCTGCGTTGAGATAAGAGCCAGTCATCACAAACACCAGGATTTAGCCTCGCATTCGCGGGGCTTTTTTATATCTGCAACAAACGCGCTTCACACGCGCGACTTCTGAACACAGAACCTTTCAGGATGACCCTTGAGGATGCCGGTTTGGTGATCGGTGCCTTTCTGTGGGCCGGAATCCTGTGTGACAAGGTTCATCACTAAAAGGTAATCACTGATGAAGTACCCAACAGTTATTGTCAATGGTGTGTCCGTTCGTGTTGATGAGGATGGACGCTACAACTTAAACGATCTCCATGCAGCAGCAGTTGCAAATGGAGAGGCTACAGAGCAACAGCGCCCAAGCCAGTTTTTGCGTAGCGCGCAGATAAAACGCTTCATAAAAGCACTGGAGGCCAAAGTGCAAAAAAGCACTTTGGAACAAATTCAACCACTTAAAATAATCAAAGGTGGTGCAGAACCAGGTGTGTGGGGTGTTGAACTTCTGGCAATCAGATATGCAGCATGGATTAAGCCGGAATTTGAAATCGAAGTTTATGAAGTTTTCAAAACGGTTGTCCGTCTCGGCGTTGGCGCAATGTCCCGTCTGAATAGAATCGATCACATCATCAATACTGAAACCAAAGCGATAAGCCAGTGCGCAAGCCAAATGGCTAAGTGGGGCGTTGGTGGGCGAAAAAGATTGCTTCATGTTGCACGTGAGAGAGTGGCAAATGAAGTGCAAATGTATTTGCCCGGAATGGTGTGATTTCGCAGGTTAATCCAGTTTTTGCATTACGGCAGTACAGCGAAACAACCCAAGCCAGTAAGTGGGGAAATAACACTGGCAGCCACTGAAAGATGAACCTCCAGCCTTATGGCAAAAAAGATTCTTTGTGGTGGCGGACTGATGGAAAGACATCGGTTATTGCAGAGACCATTCAATGAGTGGTCTCGACAATGGCTTATACCCTACACGGGATAACTTAACTGATATCCCTTTTAACGGATAAACGGAGCCAACAATGGCAGAGATTATTCCCATGACTGAAGAACAGAAATTCCAGTTAGAGATTTACAAACTGGTCATGAACCAGAACGCAGCCGCAGAAGAAGCATTTCAATTCATTGGTACTGACGAGCTGAAGCTTGAGCTATTCAAAATTCACTTCCAGTCAGGCGGCGCTAATTCAGATATCACGACCAGAACTATCGAAGCGGTGCGTAAATCGAAGGAAGCGTTAGACCTGTTCACCACCGGAGCATGATGTGAGCCGCGTAATCAATTTGAGTAAGGAGAAGAAATTCCCAATTACTCAAGAGCTATACGAGCGGCTGGAAAGCGTCATCCATGATTACGATGGTGAAATCAGTTTATGCGAGGCGATTGGTACACTCGAATTACTGAAGCAGTCACTGATTGAAGGCGCGAAAGAGTCCTCAGCCTGAAATGACAATTAAGTGAGATGAATATGGCGACTGAACCAAAAGCTGGTCGCCCCTCTGATTATATGCCGGAGGTGGCTGACGATATCTGCTCGTTGCTTTCTTCTGGCGAAAGTTTGCTGAAAGTATGTAAGCGTCCTGGTATGCCGGATAAGTCCACTGTTTTCCGCTGGTTGGCAAAGCATGAGGATTTTCGCGACAAGTACGCGAAGGCAACTGAGGCACGAGCTGATTCTATTTTCGAAGAGATATTCGAAATTGCTGACAATGCGATTCCAGATGCTGCTGAGGTGGCAAAGGCAAGACTTCGCGTTGATACCCGCAAATGGGCGCTGGCCCGAATGAATCCCCGTAAGTATGGCGACAAGGTAACTAACGAGCTTGTCGGTAAGGACGGCGGCGCAATTCAGATTGAAACATCACCGATGAGCACTCTATTCGGAAAATGACCTCGATTAATCCTATCTTTGAACCGTTCATTGAGGCGCATCGCTACAAAGTCGCCAAAGGCGGTCGAGGTAGCGGTAAGTCATGGGCAATTGCGAGGCTGCTTGTTGAAGCGGCGCGTCGGCAGCCTGTGCGTATTCTCTGCGCTCGTGAACTGCAAAACAGTATCAGCGATTCGGTAATCCGGTTGCTTGAAGATACCATCGAGCGTGAAGGGTATTCGGCTGAGTTTGAAATTCAGCGTTCAATGATTCGTCATCTCGGAACGAATGCTGAGTTCATGTTCTACGGCATCAAAAACAACCCGACGAAGATTAAATCGCTCGAAGGCATTGATATCTGCTGGGTGGAAGAAGCGGAAGCGGTAACGAAGGAATCATGGGATATCCTGATACCAACCATCCGTAAGCCGTTCTCTGAAATATGGGTGAGCTTCAACCCGAAAAACATCCTCGACGATACCTATCAGCGATTCGTCGTAAACCCTCCTGATGATATTTGCCTGCTGACGGTGAACTACACCGACAACCCGCACTTTCCTGAAGTCCTCCGTCTGGAGATGGAAGAGTGCAAACGCAGAAATCCGACACTGTATCGTCACATCTGGCTTGGTGAGCCAGTGAGCGCAAGTGATATGGCAATCATCAAACGTGAATGGCTTGAAGCTGCAACCGATGCGCACAAGAAACTCGGATGGAAAGCGAAAGGCGCTGTTGTTTCTGCACATGACCCGTCAGATACAGGGCCAGATGCTAAAGGTTACGCATCGCGCCACGGTTCGGTAGTTAAGCGCATTGCCGAAGGTCTGCTGATGGACATCAACGATGGTGCTGACTGGGCTACTTCGCTGGCGATTGAAGACGGCGCTGACCACTACCTGTGGGATGGTGATGGTGTCGGTGCAGGGCTACGCAGACAGACAACGGAAGCGTTCTCCGGCAAGAAAATCACCGCCACGATGTTTAAGGGCAGCGAATCGCCATTCGATGAAGATGCGCCTTATCAGGCCGGAGCATGGGCTGATGAAGTCGTACATGGCGACAACGTTCGCACTATTGGCGATGTATTCCGCAATAAGCGAGCGCAATTCTATTACGCGCTGGCTGACAGGCTGTATCTGACATATCGGGCGGTTGTTCACGGTGAGTATGCAGACCCCGACGACATGCTGAGTTTCGACAAAGAAGCGATAGGCGAGAAGATGCTGGAGAAGCTGTTTGCAGAACTTACGCAGATTCAGCGCAAATTCAATAACAACGGGAAGCTGGAGCTTATGACTAAGGTCGAAATGAAGCAGAAGCTCGGTATTCCATCTCCTAACCTGGCTGATGCGCTGATGATGTGTATGCATTGCCCGGCATTGGTCCGCGAAGAAACAGAAATATACGTTCCCTCATCCTCCGGTTGGTAAACATGGCAGAGACATTAGAGAAAAAACATGAGCGGATCATGCTCAGGTTTGACCGCGCCTATTCTCCACAGCAGGAAGTGCGCGAAAAGTGCATTGAAGCTACGAGGTTTGCTCGTGTCCTCGGAGGTCAATGGGAAGGAGCAACGGCGGCTGGAACTAAGCTTGATGAGCAGTTCGAGAAGTATCCTAAGTTTGAAATCAATAAGGTAGCAACTGAACTTAACCGCATCATTGCAGAATACCGCAATAACAGAATCACCGTTAAGTTTCGTCCTGGTGACAGAGAGGCAAGCGAAGAGTTAGCCAATAAATTAAATGGTCTGTTCCGTGCTGACTACGAAGAAACTGATGGTGGTGAGGCTTGCGATAATGCATTTGACGACGCTGCTACTGGTGGTTTCGGTTGCTTCCGTTTGACGTCTATGCTGGTCAATGAATACGACCCCATGGACGATCGTCAGCGCATTGCTATTGAACCAATATACGACCCGTCTCGCTCTGTGTGGTTTGACCCTGACGCTAAGAAGTACGACAAATCTGACGCGTTGTGGGCGTTCTGTATGTATTCGTTGTCACCTGAAAAATATGAGGCTGAATACGGAAAGAAACCTCCTGCTTCTCTGGATGTAACGTCTATGACCAGTTGGGAATATGACTGGTTTGATGCAGATGTTATTTACATAGCGAAGTATTACGAAGTTCGTAAAGAGTCTGTTGACGTCATCAGTTATCGACATCCAATCACTGGAGAGATTGCAACATACGACAGTGATCAGGTTGAAGATATTGAAGATGAACTGGCAATAGCTGGATTTCAGGAAGTGGCAAGGCGCTCAGTGAAGCGCCGTCGTGTGTATGTATCCGTAGTGGATGGTGATGGTTTCCTTGAGAAACCTCGACGTATTCCTGGTGAGCATATCCCCCTCATCCCGGTTTATGGAAAACGTTGGTTCATTGATGACATTGAGCGTGTCGAAGGACATATTGCAAAAGCAATGGATCCACAGCGTTTGTATAACCTTCAGGTATCAATGCTGGCTGATACTGCAGCGCAAGACCCCGGTCAGATCCCTATAGTTGGCATGGAGCAAATTCGTGGACTTGAGAAGCACTGGGAGGCTCGCAACAAGAAACGCCCAGCGTTCTTGCCGTTGCGCGAAGTGAGAGATAAATCTGGCAACATTATCGCTGGAGCTACCCCTGCAGGATATACACAGCCTGCGGTTATGAATCAGGCATTGGCTGCATTACTACAGCAAACCAGTGCTGATATTCAGGAGGTTACAGGCGGCAGTCAGGCCATGCAGCAGATGCCAAGTAATATTGCTCAGGAAACGGTTAACAACTTGATGAACAGAGCAGATATGGCTTCGTTTATCTATCTGGACAATATGGCGAAAAGTCTTAAACGCGCTGGTGAAGTATGGCTGTCAATGGCGCGTGAAGTGTACGGTTCAGAACGTGAAGTGCGCATCGTTAACGAAGATGGAAGTGATGATATCGCTGTCCTGAGCGCACAGGTTGTTGACAGGCAAACAGGGGCTGTTGTTGCGTTAAATGACCTTTCTGTCGGTCGATACGATGTGAAGGTTGATGTTGGACCAAGCTACACAGCACGACGTGATGCAACGGTTTCTGTACTGACAAATGTCCTTAGCTCTATGCTTCCAACAGACCCAATGCGCCCGGCAATTCAGGGTATTATTCTGGACAATATCGATGGCGAAGGCCTTGATGACTTCAAAGAGTACAACCGAAACCAACTGCTGATATCTGGTATTGCAAAACCACGCAATGAGAAAGAGCAGCAGATTGTTCAACAGGCGCAAATGGCAGCACAAAGCCAGCCAAATCCTGAAATGGTTCTCGCTCAGGCGCAAATGGTAGCAGCGCAGGCAGAAGCGCAAAAAGCAACTAACGAAACTGCTCAAACTCAAATCAAAGCATTTACTGCCCAGCAGGATGCGATGGAGAGTCAGGCAAACACTGTCTATAAACTGGCTCAAGCCAGAAACATCGATGACAAAGCAGTGATGGAGGCAATACGCCTTCTGAAGGATGTCGCCGAGTCACAACAACAGCAATTCCAGTCACCACCACAGTCTCCGGCAGACTTAATGCCGAGTTAACCAGGAGTAATCAATGGAAAACGAACTGATCATCGACGGTCAGGTTATTGGCCTGTCTGAAACACAGGAAAATGCAGAAGAAACCATCATCCAAACAGAGTCACAGCCTGAGAATGAAAGCCAGGATGACAACGGTAAAGAGGTGGCAACTGAGCCTGAAAAAACCGAAGAGACACCAGAAGATTACGCTTTGCGTATTGGTGATGAAGAAATTCAGCTTAACGCTGACGATGATGATCACATTGACGGGCAACCTGCACCGCAATGGGTGAAAGATCTTCGCAAAAGCTTCAAAGAAACACAGAAAGAAAACCGTGAGTTGCGCCGCCAGCTTGAGGAAGCATTAGCCAAGCCAGCGGAACATCAGCAACCACAACCAGACGCTATTCCACCAAAACCGACTCTTGAGTCGTGTGATTATGACGAACAGGCGTTTGAACAGGCATTGACTGATTGGCATGAGAAAAAAGGCCGTGTCGAACAGCAGCAGCAACAAAAACTACGTCAGCAACAGGAATACCAGCAGCGTTTCCAGCAAAGGGTAGAAGCGCATAAACAACGGGCAGCCAAACTTCCTGTGAAAGATTATCAGGAAATGGAAGCCATTGTTCTTAGTGAGCTACCACCAATTCAGCAGGAAATCATCATTCACTGTGCAGACGAAGGCTCTGAACTACTCGCCTATGGCTTAGGTAAGAGCCAGCAATTACGCCAGCGTGTAGCCGCTGAGACAGATCCAATTCGCGCAGCATTCCTCTTGGGGCAGATTAGCAAACAGGTAAGCCTTGCTCCAAAACCAAAGAAAGCCATCAAGCCAGAGCCGGAAGTACGTGGTGGCGGTGCTGATGCGAAACAAGACGAATTCAACAAATTATGCCCCGGCGCAAAAATCGAATAAGGAAAAGATAAATGCCTAACAATCTCGACAGTAACGTCAGTCAAATCGTTCTGAAAAAATTCCTTCCGGGTTTTATGTCAGATTTAGTTCTGGCGAAAACCGTAGACCGTCAGTTGCTGGCAGGTGAAATCAACTCCAGCACTGGCGATAGCGTTAGCTTTAAACGTCCGCATCAATTCTCATCCCTCCGTACTCCCACTGGTGATATTTCAGGGCAAAATAAAAACAACCTGATCTCAGGTAAAGCCACGGGGCGTGTAGGTAACTACATCACTGTTGCTGTTGAATATCAGCAACTGGAGGAAGCGATCAAGCTTAACCAGCTGGAAGAAATTCTCGCGCCGGTTCGCCAGCGAATCGTTACCGACCTTGAAACAGAGCTTGCTCACTTCATGATGAATAACGGTGCGTTGTCACTTGGTAGCCCCAATACTCCAATCACCAAATGGTCTGATGTTGCGCAGACGGCATCTTTCCTGAAAGACCTCGGCGTTAATGAAGGTGAAAACTATGCTGTAATGGATCCATGGTCTGCACAGCGACTTGCTGATGCGCAGACTGGTTTGCATGCTTCAGATCAATTGGTTCGTACTGCATGGGAGAACGCACAGATCCCAACCAATTTTGGCGGCATTCGCGCACTGATGTCTAATGGGCTTGCCTCTCGTACGCAGGGGGCATTTGGCGGAACACTGACAGTCAAAACACAGCCAACTGTTACCTATAACGCAGTTAAAGACTCATACCAGTTCACTGTAACATTGACCGGAGCGACAGCCAGCGTTACAGGTTTTCTGAAAGCTGGTGATCAGGTCAAATTCACCAATACCTACTGGCTGCAACAGCAGACCAAACAGGCGTTGTATAACGGAGCCACACCAATTAGCTTCACTGCAACGGTTACTGCTGATGCTAATTCAGACAGCAGTGGCGATGTGACGGTTACGCTTTCTGGTGTTCCGATTTATGACACTACAAACCCGCAGTACAACTCTGTAAGTCGTCAGGTAGAGGCAGGCGATGCCGTATCTGTAGTAGGCACTGCTAGCCAGACAATGAAGCCAAACCTGTTCTATAACAAGTTCTTCTGTGGACTTGGCTCTATCCCACTGCCGAAACTGCACAGTATTGATTCTGCTGTTGCAACATATGAAGGTTTCTCCATCCGCGTACATAAATACGCAGATGGCGATGCCAACGTGCAAAAAATGCGCTTTGACTTACTGCCTGCATATGTGTGCTTTAACCCTCACATGGGCGGTCAGTTCTTCGGTAATCCGTAATAACAAGGGGCTTACGCCCCTTTTATGTTTTAAGGAAACAATATGGATCGCATGAGTGTATTCCTTGCCGCAGATAACGAATCCGGGCATGTACAGGCCGTTATCGCAGAAAAAGACCTCCAGTTTTTCGAAAAGTTGGGCTTTGTTGCCTCAGTTGATGAATTGAAACCGACCAGTAAGCGAGGTCGTAAGGCGGCAGACAATGGCAACAGTACTGACAAAGGGTGAGATCGTCCTTTTTGCGCTTCGTAAGTTTGCTATTGCTTCTAATGCATCGCTGACTGATGTTGAGCCGCAATCAATTGAAGATGGTGTAAATGATCTGGAAGATATGATGTCCGAGTGGATGATTAACCCCGGCGACATTGGTTACGCTTTCGCAACTGGAGATGAGCAGCCATTACCAGATGATGAGTCAGGTCTTCCAAGAAAATACAAACACGCAGTAGGCTATCAGTTATTGCTGAGAATGCTATCTGATTACAGCCTTGAGCCAACTCCGCAAGTTCTCAGTAACGCCCAACGCTCATATGATGCCTTGATGACCGACACTCTGGTTGTTCCTTCAATGCGACGACGTGGAGATTTTCCTGTAGGGCAGGGTAATAAATATGACGTGTTCACATCTGACCGATATTATCCAGGCGATCTCCCTCTGATTGATGGCGATATCCCAAACGCATAGGTGAATAAATGCCTATTCAGCAACTTCCGCTTATGAAAGGTGTCGGCAAAGACTTTAGAAACGCCGACTATATCGACTATCTGCCAGTGAATATGTTGGCTACACCCAAAGAAATCCTCAACAGCAGCGGATATCTTCGCTCATTCCCGGGCATTGCCAAACGTTCTGATGTGAACGGTGTATCGCGCGGCGTCGAGTACAACATGGCGCAGAATGCTGTGTATCGCGTGTGTGGTGGCAAGTTGTATAAGGGCGAAAGCGAGGTCGGTGACGTTGCCGGAAGTGGTCGCGTATCAATGGCGCATGGTCGGACATCTCAGGCTGTAGGCGTTAATGGTCAACTGGTCGAGTATCGCTATGATGGTACGGTTAAAACCGTCTCAAACTGGCCTACAGACAGCGGATTCACGCAGTATGAATTAGGATCAGTCCGTGACATTACGCGCTTACGTGGGCGTTATGCGTGGTCAAAAGACGGCACGGATTCATGGTTTATCACTGACCTTGAAGACGAATCGCATCCTGACCGTTACAGCGCACAATATCGCGCAGAATCGCAGCCGGACGGTATCCTCGGCATCGGAACATGGCGAGACTTCATCGTCTGCTTTGGTTCATCGACGATTGAATATTTTTCCCTGACTGGGGCAACCACCGTTGGTGCCGCTTTGTATGTCGCACAGCCATCACTGATGGTGCAGAAAGGCATTGCCGGAACTTACTGCAAAACGCCGTTTGCTGATTCCTATGCGTTTATCAGCAATCCGGCAACAGGTGCTCCGTCTGTATACATCATCGGCTCCGGTCAGGTATCACCAATCGCCAGCGCGAGCATTGAGAAAATCCTCCGCTCCTACACTGCTGATGAACTGGCTGATGGTGTGATGGAATCGTTGCGGTTTGATGCTCATGAGTTGCTGATTATCCATCTTTCGCGTCACGTCCTTGTGTACGACGCATCTTCAAGCGCCAATGGTCCGCAATGGTGTGTGCTGAAAACAGGCCTGTATGACGATGTGTATCGCGCTATCGACTTCATTTACGAAGGCAATCAGATAACGTGCGGCGATAAGCTGGAATCTGTTACCGGGAAACTGCAGTTCGATATCAGCAGCCAGTACGACAAGCAGCAGGAACACCTGCTGTTTACTCCGTTGTTCAAAGCGGATAACGCCAGAGTTTTCGACCTTGAAGTTGAATCATCCACTGGCGTAGCTCAGTACGCTGACCGCCTGTTCCTCTCTGCAACCACTGACGGCATAAATTACGGTCGTGAGCAGATGATTGAGCAGAATGAACCGTTCGTTTACGACAAACGCGTTTTGTGGAAGAAAGTAGGGCGCATCAGGAAAAACATTGGCTTCAAATTGCGCGTTATCACTAAGTCACCTGTCACTCTGTCTGGTTGCTCTATTAGGCTGGAGTAATAATGATTTCACATGAAGAGTTGAAGCGTCATTTATCATATGACCCAGAAACCGGGGGTTTTACCCGAAAAATATCAAATACAGCGAGCGTCACCGTTGGTGATGAAGCGGGAACCATGTGCACTGGTTATTTAAGGATAATGGTCTGTGGTAAGAGATACTTAGCGCATAGGCTTGCTTGGTTTTATATGACAGGAAAACCTGCAAATTGCTTAATAGATCATATTAACGGAGACAGAACGGATAACAGATTTTCAAATTTAAGATTGGCAAATAGATCCCAGAATGGGATGAACAGGAATATTCAAAGAAATAATAAGTCAGGATATCCGGGTGTCTGTTGGCACAAAAATCTCTGCAAGTGGACTGTTTCTTTCAAGAAAAATAAAAAACAGGTTCACGTTGGATGCTTCGATGACCTGGACGAAGCTATCTCAGCATCAATGATGGCAAGAGCAGAAAATTTTGGAGAGTTTGCAAGGCAGAGGATCGAGTAATGGCTGATTCATCACTGAATGATCCTGTCGTGGTTCAGGCTACGCGCCTTGATGCTTCAATTTTGCCACGCAATATATTCAGCCAGTCTTACCTGCTGTATGTCATAAATCAGGGAGCTGATGTCGGTGCAATTGCTGGGAAGGCAAATCAGGCTGGTCAGGGCGCTTACGATGCCCAGGTAAAAAACGATGAACAGGATGTCGAGCTGGCTGACCACGATGCAAGAATCACCGCAAACACAAAAGCGATAAATCTACTTGAGGTCAGGTTAACAACCGCCGAAGGGAAGATAGTCGTACTGCGTAGCGATGTTGATTACTTGCTGGATGAGGTTATCGATATTCAGGCGCATCTGGTCACTGTTGACCAAAGACTGGATGACGTAGAAAACGATGTCTCTGGCATTAAGAGTGATTACGTATCGAAAACCGTAACAGAATCGCAGTCTCTTGCGTCACCGCTGGATGTAAAAACATCATATTCAGTTGATGGAATTCAGGTTATTGGAGCAAGAAATACCGGATGGACTGCAGCCACAGGTACACCTCTTCTTGGCTCATTCAACGCTAACCAGTCATACACGGTCGGCACTACGTACACACAATCCGAAGTCGCGGCTCTCGCTACAGGTTTGCAGCAGGCGCGGCAGCGTATTCTGGCGCTTGAAACAGCACTTAGATTACATGGGCTGATTGACTGATGATTACATTCAAACCAACGCGAAACATCGACCTGATAGAAGCAGTAGGAAATCACCCTGACATTATCGCCGGGAGCAACAACGGTGATGGATACGACTACAAGCCTGAATGCCGTTACTTTGAGGTTAACGTGCACGGGCAGTTCGGCGGCATTGTTTACTATCAGGAGATTCAGCCGCTGACATTCGATTGCCACGCCATGTACCTGCCAGAGGTTCGTGGCTTCAGCAAGGAAATCGGTCTGGCGTTCTGGCGATACATTCTGACTAACACCACCGTTCAGTGCGTCACATCGTTCGCCGCACGCAAATTCCGCCACGGGCAGATGTACTGCGCAATGATTGGCCTTAAGCGTGTAGGAACCATCAAGAAATACTTCAAAGGCGTGGATGACGTGACGTTTTACAGCGCTACACGCGAAGAACTAATCGACTTCCTGAATCACGGGAGATAGCCATGTTATATGCATTTAAGCTGGGCAGAAAACTGCGCGGCGAGGAACCTTATTGCCCTGAAAAAGGCGGGAAAGGTGGAGCCGATAAAAGCGCAAAGTATGCAGCAGAAGCCCAGAAGTATTCCGCAGACCTGCAAAATCAGCAGTTCAACACCATCATGAACAACCTGAAACCGTTTACTCCTCTGGCTGAGAAGTATGTCGGCAGCCTCGAGAACTTATCGTCTCTGGAGGGGCAAGGTCAGGCGCTTAACCAGTATTACAACTCTCAGCAGTACAAAGACCTTGCTGGTCAGGCGCGCTATCAGAGTCTGGCGGCAGCGGAAGCAACAGGTGGATTAGGTTCCACCGCAACCAGTAATCAGTTAGCAACAATCGCACCAACGCTTGGTCAGCAGTGGCTGTCTGGCCAGATGAACAACTACCAGAATCTGGCAAATATTGGTCTTGGCGCTCTTCAGGGGCAGGCAAACGCCGGGCAAACATATGCCAACAACATGAGCCAGATTTCACAGCAAAGCGCGGCACTGGCGGCGGCAAACGCTAATAGACCTTCCGGCCTTCAATCTGCAATAGGCGGGGCTGCCTCTGGAGCAATTGCTGGAGCACAGCTTGGCAGCATTGTTCCCGGTATTGGTACTGGTATTGGTGCCGCTGTTGGCGGCGGTCTTGGTCTGCTTGGCTCGTTGTTTTAAGGGGTAATCAATGGCTACGTGGCAACAGGGTATTAATTCTGGTGGTTTTCTGGCTGGCATTGGTGCGCAAAATGAGAATGCGCCAAAGGCAAGCGACATTAACGCAACGCTTGGTCTGATCCGCGAAAACAATGAACTGGCTCGCTCAGGTGCAAATAACGTTGGTCTGACCGCGTTACGTGGTCTGGCTGGAGTTGCTGATATTTACAATCAGGAACAGCAACAGAAAGCTATTAGTGCGTTCAATAAGGTTCACGCTGATGCATGGGCTTCTGGTGATCCATCGGGACTATTTAAGTTTGCCCAGGAAAATCCAGCGTTTGTTGCACAGGCACAACAGGCGTTTTCCGGTCTTAATGATCAGCAACGCAACGATATGGGCGATTTAGCCATGAGGGCTAACGTCGCTCTTTCTCAGGGGCCGGAAGCCTACAGTAAATTCATTACTGACAACAAGGACAGGTTAAATCGCGTTGGTGCTAATGCTGACTGGATGATTCAGACAGGTATCCAGAATCCAGAGCAGCTATCACACATGCTGACTACTATGTCTCTCGGTGCGCTTGGACCAGAAAAGGCGTTTGCTGTTCAGGATAAGATGGCTGGTCGTGAAATTGACCGAGGCAGGCTGGCAGAGACAATCCGCAGCAATCAGGCTGGTGAAGCACTTCAGGCGAGAGGACAAAACCTTTCCTATCAGTCAGCAATGACTGGGCACAATATCGCAGCACAACGTTTGGCTCTGGATCAGCAAGAGTTCGGGTTTAAGATGCAGCAAGCGCAGGAAAAGGCTCAGCAGTTGATTAGCGAAGCACCTAAGCTGTCAGTAAACATGGAAAAAGGCATCGAGACGGCTGTAAACAATGCCACAGCATCATCAAACTCAGCCAATTCCATGAGTGCGCTTGCTCAACAGTTCAGAGCAGAAAAACCAACGACAGGTTTGTTCGGTAACGCACAGAACATGTTCGCAAAACTTACCGGAAGCGATACGACATTGCGTGATTTGCGCATTCGCCAAAATGCCCTTGTTAACAGTCAGGTTCTTAAATTCCTACCTCCCGGCCCAGCAACGGATAAAGACGTTGAGATCGTTCGACAGGGTGCGCCAACTGACATGGATAACCCTGAGACGGTCGCAAGATGGCTTGATGCAATGGCAAACCTTGAGCGACGAAACGCGCAGTTTAATGAGTTTAAAGCCGAGTGGATGAGCGCGAATGGCAACCCTGGACAATCGCGTAATGGCGGTCAGATATTGGGGTTGGATGTTAAAAAAGGTGAATCATTGGGGAGTGCCGTTAAGCGGTATATGTCAATGAATACTGACGCAGCGCCAGCACAAGATTCGACACCTTCAGGAGAACCACGGAATCAGGTTGGATCATATACCTCAAAATCAGGCATTCAATTTACGGTGGAATGATGAAAGTAACTGCAAACGGTAAGACATTTACCTTTCCTGATGGTACGAGCACCGAAGATATTGGCACCGCCATTGATGAGTATTTTGCTGGTCAGGCTGTTCAGCAACAAACAGTTAATCAGGCCAATAATGCACCAACACGGGAAGAACCATCATTGATGCAACAAGCTGGCGATTGGCTCACTGGTGGTCAAAGTGCAGGGCAAATTGCAGAACAGGCTGGTCGTGGTCTGGTAAACATACCATTTGACGTATTGCAGGGTGGCGCAAGTCTGATTAATGCAATCAGTCAGGGGCTTGGTGGGCCAAAAGTATTGGATGATGTCTATCGTCCAGTCGATCGACCGACAGACCCTTATGCGCAAGCTGGAGAAACAATTGGCGGGTATTTAGTTCCAGGAGTTGGAACGGCAGGAAGCATGGCTATTGGATCACTGGCAGAGGCCGCAAATCAGAAAGGCGATTTCGCACAAAATGCAGCCAAAAATGCCGGAGTTAACCTTGCCGCTCAGGGGGTTCTTTCCGCAGCAGCAAAGGGAATAGGGCGTGGAATAACGGCTATAAAAGGTGATATTGCACCAGAAGTGGTGAAGAAAATTGCCACATCAGAATCGATGGGCGTGACACCAATGACATCTGATGTTATCCCGCCGAATAATGCCTTCACTCGCGGCATTACTCAGGATGCCGAGGGGGCTTTGCTCGGGACAGGCTCAAAGCGAGCGGAGCAATATGCAACGCGTAGTAAGCTGGTAAGCAATTATTTTGACCGTTTTGGTGAGTACAACCCTGATGATGTGGTGAAATCTCTGACCACCACGTTAAGGGGGCGGAAGGATGCTGCTGGCGCTGTTATCAATGACGTCACCAATAAAATGGGTAATGCCGCAGTTGATACCACAAATACCATGAATGCTCTGAATACAGCGATCGCAAGACAGGAACGGCTTGGGACTTCAGCCAATCAAAGCCTGCTTACATCCTTGCGTAACCTACGTGAAGAATTAGCAAACCCTGCAACTGATTTGGATGTTACGTTTGATCTATTGCGTCAGCACAGAACAGCATTTAGATCTAATGTTCAGGGAGATGCTATGGTCTTCCCCAACCAGGCAAAAGCAGCTACCAATATGGTAGAGAATGCAATGTCAAAAGACCTTCGTAACGCAGTTGCAAAAAACCTCGGTGCGTCAGACGCAGCAAAATACCTTAAAGCAAATTCCGATTATGCAAACGTTTATAATAAGGTGCTTAATAAAAGCATTGCTAACAAGCTCAACAAGGCAAGCAGTGAAGCCAGTCCTGAACTTATAAATATCGTTGTATTAAGCAGAAAACCATCTGACGTGAAACGAATCTGGAGCGCATTGGATGATAAAGGGAAAGATGCTATGCGTGCAGCTTACGTCAGCAAAATAGCGGAAAAGGCCGGTGACTCTCCAGCCAAGTTCATCACTGAAGTTAATAAGCTGAAATCTCAGTCAGGTGGTGAAATTTACAACACTATTTTTTCTGGAAAGCACATGAAAGAGCTTGATTCTCTTCATGAAGTTCTACAGCAAACAGCAAGGTCAGACACCGCAAATGTAGTAACTCAGACGGGGCAATCGCAAGCCAACAGGATAAGGACGATTGGCGCAACTGCGACTCTTGGCGTATCAATGGGGCTTGAGGCTGGTTTCGGTGCAATGATGCGCTTGTATGAGTCCAAAGCAGCAAGGAATGCTCTCTTACGTTTGGCAAACACCAAAGCAGGAACACCAGCCTATGAAAGAGCGCTAAATAATGCTGCAAATGCGATACGCCCTATACTTTCAAGCCAAATTACAGCAGAACAGCAATAAAAGATAAGATATAACTACCTGATATTACTGCTACTGTTGCATGTTACCGTGTTTCCAAATCCTGAATTGCAGTTTGTATATGTGTCAACGCGTGTTGGGTAAGGTTGAGTTATAACAGGCTGGCGCGCTTTTTGCTCGATCGCTTGCATTGTGTTTACAGCCTGATAATTCAATAAAGCCTGCTGGAATGCTTGGCTTTGCGCTATTTGTTGGGCTTGTTCTTGGCTTTGTAATTGAACGTAAAGATTCTGAAGCTCAAGTCTTGCCTGTGCGTCACTTATCTTGCCTTCATCGACACCTTGCCCGAGCATCTTCGCAGCAAGGACATACAGCTTAGGTGTTGGTGCTGATGCCATGCGTGAGTCGTTCTTCACGCTGGCATCAAGGCAATTAGCCATATCACTAAGCTTTGGATAGCGTTGTTCGCAACTTGCTTGGTAGTCACTTACTTTTGCGCATCCAGCCAGCAGAAGCGGGATAATTAATAGTGATTTTTTCATAAAGTTATTTATAAAATCCTTTCTATTATTTATCAGAAGTTAGATTGTAATAATTGGTATAAGCTGAAATTGACTTCTGGCATGTTTCAAGAAACTCCTGTGGATTCATTCCTAGTCTTGCTTGCTCTGTGGTCAGAAAACGCTGTAAGAACTCATCTCCGCCAGGCATTTTTGTTGATTCTTGAAATGTTGCCATTTGTTTGATTGTGCCGCACATGCCAGCAAATTTCGAAGTTATCATGAGTTCTTGCAGGCCTTTAAGATCGCCATTATCTGATTTTTGTTTGGCGCAAACTATTGTAGAGAAGAACAATATTAACAAAATAGCGATACGTTTCATTTTTCACTGTTGCCATGCATACATTTTAACTTCTCAACCTCATGCTCAAGCTCTATCAACCGCGATGCTATAGTTGCAAGATCTAGTGCTTGAATATGTTTATTTTTTTCAGTCCATGCCTCAAGTGCTGCTACCATCTCAGCATTTAATGAACGAGAATTAGCCTCAGCCAGCTCAATAAGACGTTCCTTTATCTCTACAGGAAGCCTCAGATTCACTTGAGGGTTTTTGTACTTACGATCAGACATCGGCGCATCCTGAATAATTTTTTACCACAGGATATGTAGGTATCTATTGACTATCAATGCGTACCTAAATACTATGTATGCGTACCACATACAACGGAGGATGCAATGAAGGTAAAAACACTGCGTATGCCAGAGAAGTTAGAAAAAATCCTTGAAGAGAAAGCAAAGGAAGAGTGTCGCTCATTTAGCGCAGAAGTAATTAAACGGGTGTTGGACAGCCTGAAAAGAGAGGGGATAACAGTATGAGTAAAGAATGTTGTTTCTGCGGCATTAGCGAATCAGACGCTGATCAAACATACATTTACTCTAAAGAAACAGGTCGGATGCTGTGTAGTGACTGCGTGTTGGACATCATAAGATACAAGCATCTTGGATGTTCTGCCAGCATTAGCAATATAGGTGAAGTATACGAAGGGAAAGATATAACTGATAGAGCAGAAAGTTGAAGCCCCAACTGCGGGAACAGTCAGGGCTTCGGTTGTCAGTAAATCCGTGGAGAAAAACCAACATGAATAGTATAGCAATTTTAGAAGCAGTGAACACCTCTTACGTACCATTCAACGGTCAGCAAATTATCACCGCCATGGCTGCCGGAGTTGCATATGTTGCGATGAAGCCAATCGTTGAAAACCTTGGAATGAGCTGGTCAACGCAGCAAACAAAACTCATGAAGCAGATTAGCAAATTCAACTGTGTTCATATGAACATGGTTGCCGCTGATGGGAAGCTTCGTAAGCTACTCTGCCTTCCTTTGAAGAAGTTAAATGGATGGCTGTTCAGCATCAACCCTGAGAAAGTTCGTGCTGACATCCGTGATAAACTGATTCAGTACCAGGATGAATGCTTTAGCGTGCTGCATGACTACTGGACTAAAGGCCATGTAGTTAACCCACGCAAAGCTAAAAAGGCGTTGCCGGGTAAAATCACCACTGAACAGCAGGAAGCCATTAAACAACTCGTCATGAGTCGCGGTCAGTCTCTACCAAAAGAAAAACAGGCTAAGGCGATGATCACCATGTGGTCGTCACTAAAATCCCATTTTGGATGTTCGTACAAAGAAATCAGTGAGGAGCAGTTTACCGAAGCACTATCACTTGCAGCTCGAGTTCCACTTGAAGGTGAGTTCATTGGCAAACAAGAGAAGAAAACCAACGAGCTTTCTGCAAAAGAAGCAAACAGCCTTGTATGGTTATGGGATTATGCCAACCGCTCACAGGCATTATTCCGCGAACTGTATCCGGCGCTGAAACAAATTCAATCGAACTATTCCGGCAGATGTCATGACTGCGGTTATGAGTTCTCCCGTATTATAGATATAGCGAGAGACGTTTTAATTAATCACACACGAGATGTTGATATCAATGAGCCAGACGGACCAACGAATCTTTCCGCATGGATGAGACTTAAGAATAAAGAATTACCTCCTTCAGTACATAATTACTGACAGATAACCAACGCAACGACCCAGCTTCGGCTGGGTTTTTTTATGCCCAAAATTCACCGTGGCCATGCTGCGGCGATTCTTTGCATCTGGAGCAAATTAAATGACAGACATTACAGCCAATGTTGTAGTGAGTATGCCATCGCAACTATTCACTATGGCGCGTTCTTTTAAAGCCGTAGCCAATGGCAAAATTTATATCGGAAAAATTGACACTGACCCTGTAAATCCTGAAAACCAGATTCAGGTTTATGTGGAAAACGAAGACGGCTCTCACGTTCCTGTTTCGCAACCAATCATCATTAACGCTGCTGGATATCCGGTATATAACGGACAGATTGCCAAGTTCGTTACTGTGCAGGGTCATTCTATGGCTGTTTATGATGCGTATGGTGCTCAGCAGTTCAATTTTCCTAATGTGCTGAAGTACGACCCTGACCAGCTACGGCAGCAATTAGAAGACCCGGATGGTGCTAAAAAATATCCAGAATTGCAGATTGCACGATGGCGTGATGAAACAGATCCACGCGGCTGGGGAGCAAAAGGTGATGGCATTGCGGATGATACGCAGGCATTTGAACAACTGGAAGATGATGTTACATCCATGGTTGTTGATATGCGCGGTAAAACTTATTTTACCTCCAGAACATTTTTCAGGAATACCTATATTAACGGGAAATGGTTGGTTGGCGGAAAAGTCATTCCTGTTAATGGCGAACTAGTTACAAGCAAGCGACCTGCATGGGACGTTAATGCCATTGGGCATGAAGCTAATTCTGCTATACGGTTTATACCAATTGCTAATGGTCGCGGACGAATAAGAACATTGCAAACTTTTGCATATGATCCTGTAAGCAGAGCTTATTATTCCAATCACAATACAGAAATAGATGGAAACCCTACGACTGTTTCTGTCTGGAATAAATATTCTGCTGATTCAAAAATTAAAAACACATCTTCTGATTTTATGCTTCCTGAGGACAGGCTGGGTCATCAGGGAATAGCGGTACAGAATATAGATAATACGATTAAGTTATGGACTACAGCACCAGATACACCGGCAGGCTCTACTACCCATACTGACTTTGATTTTTCTGTAGGT